ACAAAACAAGAGGTGGCAAAAAACTTAGTAACTAAGGTAAGAGTAATGCACGCCAACTTACCCTCTTGGTTAAAACAAAAATGTGTTGAAGATAATAAGTTATCATTACGATACAAGAATGGTTCACAGATAAAAGCAGTGTCAAGTGGTGAGGATAGTGGTCGTTCAGAAGCTCTATCTCTATTGGTTCTTGATGAGGCTGCTTTCATTGATAAGATTGATGGAATATGGGCTGCAGCTTCTCAGACACTATCTACTGGTGGTCAATGTATTGCACTATCTACACCAAATGGTGTTGGTAATTGGTTTCATAGAACATGGATGGATGCAGAAGATGGATTAAATGATTTTAACTTTATTAAGTTACATTGGACTGTACATCCTGATAGAGCAGATGAGTGGAGAAAAGAACAAGATACACTTTTAGGTCCTTCACTAGCTGCTCAAGAATGTGATTGTGACTTTATCACTTCTGGTCAATCTGTAGTTGATGGTATTATATTAGAGGAATATAAAAACACACAGGTAAAAGACCCGATAGAAAAAAGAGGTATAGATAGTAACGTTTGGATATGGGAACCACCAAACTATACAAAAGATTATATAGTATGTGCTGACGTAAGTCGTGGAGATTCAACAGATTATTCAGCATTTCATATATTAGATATTGAAAGTTTAGAACAAGTAGCAGAATATAAAGGTAGAATGTCTACAAGAGATTTTGGAAACCTATTAGTGAACATTTCTATTGAATATAATGATGCTTTACTAGTTATAGAGAACAACAATATTGGTTGGGCTACTATACAACAATGTATTGATAGAGAATATCAGAACTTGTTTTATATGAGTAAAGATTTACAAGTGGTTGATGTACATAGACAGGTAAATAATAAAATTAATCGTGCTGAAAAACAATTAGTACCAGGATTTACGGTAACACAAAAGACAAGACCACTCGTAATATCAAAATTAGAAGAATTTTTTAGAGAAAAGTTAGTAACTGTACGTTCAAATCGATTAATTGATGAGTTGTTTGTATTTATATATAATGGTAACAGAGCAGAGGCGATGTCAGGATATAATGATGACCTTGTAATGTCTTACGCCATGGGATTATGGATACGAGAAACAGCTTTGAGATTAAGAGCAGAAGGTATAGAACTACAAAAGAAAGCAATGAATAGTATAACATCCAATCAAGGTGTTTATACACCAACAAATAACCAAAATGATTCTTGGACAATGGAGATAAGAAAAGAAAAAGAATCATTGGATTGGTTATTATAATATAGAGGTATAAAATGGCTGATACAAGTTTATTTAGCAGACTACAAAGATTATTTTCAACTAACGTTATTGTTAGAAACGTTGGTGGGAGAAAATTAAAAATTAGTGATACTAGTCGTACACAATCTATTTCTAAAAATAACTTAATAGATAGATATCAAAAAATATTTACAGGTGCAGGTCTTAGTGGATACTCAGATGCATTGATGACGAAATCTATGAGACTTAATCTGTTTAAAGATTACGAACAGATGGATTCAGATGCTATTATATCTTCAGCACTCGATATATACGCAGATGAGTCTACAATGAAATCTGAGTATGGTGAAGTATTACAAATCAATACAGATAATGACCAAATAAAAGAAATACTACATAATCTTTTTTATGATATTGTAAACATTGAATTTAATTTATGGCCATGGATTCGTAATATGTGTAAGTATGGTGATTTCTTTTTAAAATTAGAGATACATGAAAAATATGGTATTACAAATGTAGTTCCTCTACCTGTCTATGATGTATCAAGATTAGAAGGAATAGATCCTGAAAATCCTGAATATGTAAAATTTTTAATAGAAACCTCTACAACAGAAGCTAGGTATAAACAAGAACAATCTTCTACTAAAGAAGAGTTAGAAAATTACGAAGTAGCTCACTTTAGATTGTTATCAGATTCTAATTATTTACCTTATGGTAAATCTCAAATAGAGGGTGGTCGTAAAATATATAAACAATTGACTCTTATGGAAGATGCTATGTTAATTCATAGAATAATGAGAGCTCCAGAAAAAAGAGTTTTTAAATTAGACATTGGTAATATACCACCATCAGAAGTTGACAACTACATGCAACAAGTTATCAATAAGATGAAGAAAGCTCCTGTTGTTGATGAGACTACTGGTGATTATAACTTAAAATACAATATGCAAAATATTACTGAGGATTTTTTCTTACCAGTTCGTGGTGGTGATAGTGGTACAAATATTGAGTCTCTTCCAGGTTTAACATATGAAGCAACAGAAGATATTGAATATTTAAAAAACAAACTATTATCTGCACTTAGAATCCCAAAAGCATTTTTAGGATATGAAGAGGGAATTGGTTCTAAGGCAACATTAGCTGCTGAGGATGTTCGTTTTGCAAGAACAATCGAAAGAATACAAAGAATAACTCTTTCTGAATTGACAAAGATTGCAATCGTTCACTTGTATGCACAAGGATATCAAGATTCAGAATTAACTAATTTTGAATTAACTCTTACAAATCCATCTACAATTTATGAACAAGAAAAGATTGAATTGTGGAATAATAAAACTTCTCTTGCAGAGTCAATGGTAAGAGATGGATTGGTTTCTACAGAATGGATTTATAAAAATATATTTAATTTTACTGAAGACCAAATAAAAGAGATGGATGAACAGATAACATTTGATTATAAGACTAAGTTTAGAAGACAACAGATTGAATCTGAGGGTAACGATCCTGCTAAAAGTGGTGAATCGCAAGGTACACCATCTGATTTGGCTTTAGGTAGAAGTGGACATGAACTTGGTGATGAAGGTGGAGCTCCAGAAGGTGGTTTTGAAGGAGCTGGAAGACCAAAGGAACCTAACAAGTACGGAAAAGATAGTGGTGCTAGAGGAAGAGATCCGTTAGGTGCACATGATATGAAAAAAGGTGGAAGTGGTTCACCTAAATATGGTAAAGCTTTAGCGTTGGCTCATTATGATTCTCTCAAAAAGTCAATGACATTTAATCAAAAAGAGAGAGAAATCATAACTGAGGTGTCAGAACTAGAAGAAGAGTACAAAAATGAAGTAACTTCTTTTAGTAATGACAAATCAAATGATTAATTATTGTTTAACTTTATATTTATTTATGAGTAAATATATATACATATGGAGTAATTTGTAATGGCTCGAAAACTAAAACACTCGAAGATTAAGAATACTGGTATTCTCTTCGAATTATTGACAAGACAGATAACAGCTGACGTATTGGCTGGTAAATCAACCAAATCAGTTGGAATCTTGAAAAAGTATTTCAACGAAAATACTGAGTTAGGAAAAGAGCTTGAACTATACAAGTTACTTTCTGAAAAAAATTATACATCAGAGCTTAAGGCTAATGATTTATTGAATGTTGTAATTAAACAACGTCAAAAACTTAGTAACTCTAATCTTCGTAGAGAGAAGTATAATTTGATAAGTTCTATTAAAGAGAATTATAATGTAAATGATTTCTTTAATGGTCGTATTCCTAATTATAGATTACTTGCTTCAATCTATAATGTATTCCAATCAGAAACTACAGACGAAAAATTTAAAGCTGACCATATAGTCAACTCTAGATTTACTGTTTTGGAACATATCACTCATAAAAAAGTAGATGAAAAACAATTTAAAGAAAAAGTTTTAAAAGAATATTCTAAAGAGGATAAAGATTTAAGACTTTTAGCTTATCAAATACTTGTGGATAAATTTAATTCTAAATACAAAGCTTTAGATGAATCTCAAAGAAAACTTTTAAAGAATTACATAAATAACATTAGTAATACAAATTCTTTAAGAGAATACGTTGATACTGAAGTTGTAAAAATTAAAAAAGAATTAGAAACACAATTACCAAAAGTAAATGATAAGATTACGAATATTAAATTAACTGAAGCTATAAACCAAGTTGAAAATTTAACTAAAGGTAAGATAGTAAATGAAAAACAAGTTTTAACTTTAATGAGATATTACGAACTTATTAAGGAGATTAAGAATGTCCACAAGGGATAAACTCAAAGAGATTATCAGAGAGTTAATCAGACAAGAACTTGAAGAAGTATCTGTAACAGGTGCTATTGATGGTGGTGAAGGCCCACCTAGAACACCTTATGCATTTAGTGGTGGTAGAAAGAAAGATAAAGACAAAAAGAAAAAGATAACTCAAGCAAGTGGATATGAAAAAGTAAATGAAGGTAGATATCACGACTATAGAAACGATGAAACTATGACTCCAAAACAGAAGATAGGTCGTTCTATGAGAGAGATTAGAGATAGTCTTAATAATTTAGATAAATTAGTAAAGATGAATGTTCGTCTTAAAAATGAATTGAATGTAGATTCTAGGTCATATTGGAAAAATACACATAAGGCTCTAAACAAGATTAGCGAAAGGTTAGTAAAGTTAGCGAACAAGGTCGGTCAATTACAGTAGGTTTAGAGATGCCTTTTGAAGATAAAAAGAAATCCTATATGGATACTCTTTTTAGTATTGCTACATTGTTAAAAAGATGGCAAGTAGAAATACAAAATAAAGATGTAGATAAGAATTATATGTTAAGAAGACTTAACCAATGGATAGAACAATTGGAAAGTCTTAAACACGAAATAATGATGGGAAGAGACAAATGAAACAACTAATAGTAGATTATTTACCTTTTGAGGTAAGACCAGAACAAATAAACGAATCCATGAAAGAGAATAGTGGTAAGTTAATTGTTAAGGGTGTTTTACAACGTGCAGAAGCTAAAAATCAAAATGGTAGAATTTATCCTCGTGAAATATTAGAACGTGAGGCAGATAAATATACATCTGAGTTTATAAAACAAAGAAGAGCAATGGGTGAGTTAGACCATCCTGAATCATCAGTAGTAAATTTACAAAATGTTTCTCACAATGTCAAGGAAATGCATTGGGAAGGTGACAATCTACTAGGTACAGTTGAAGTTCTTGGAACACCAAGTGGTAACATATTAAAAGAATTATTTAAGAGTGGTATCAAGTTAGGTATCAGTTCTCGTGGTATGGGTTCAGTTGAAACTGTAAACGAAGGGGATGCACAACAAGTACAAGATGACTTTGAACTTATTGCATTTGATTTCGTATCTAATCCATCTACACATGGTGCTTTTTTACATCCAACAAATGAATCAATAAATGAGTCTAAAATAGTTGGTAGAACTTGTGGTGATTATTGTAAAGTTGAATCAATAATTAACGACATAATGAGGGGAAATTAATTGATTAAGTTAACAGAGTTGATAAAAAAAGATTGTAACTGTGGTAGTTCTTGTTGTGGTGTAAATGAAAGTATTGAAGACAAGAATAGAGCAAAGAAAAAATTTCAATCTCTTGCAAAATTTGAAGGTGGATTTAGAGACAAAATGTTTAAATTAGAGCAAGCATTTTTAGCAGATGCAAGACCAGAAAATCGTGAGATTGCAAAACAACTTAAAAAAGCTTATAAAGACAATGTTACTAACTTTATGAGAGAAGCTGCTAAGTTGACGAAAAAATTAAAATAATGCCATCAGTATCTAAAAAACAACAAAAGTTTATGGGTATTGTTAGGGCTATACAAAAAGGTGATGCTCCAGCATCTAAGTTTTCTAAGAAAGCTAGAGATGTTGCAAAAAGTATGAAAGGAAAAGATGTGAAGAAATATGCTTCTACTAAACACAAAGGTTTACCTACTAAGGTAAAGAGTGAAAACAAACTTTTTGAAAACCCTGCAGCTATTGCAGCTGGTGTTAGAGCAGCTATGGATAGAGCTAAAGAAAAAGAAATCTCAGCTGGTAGTGGTAAAAAAGTAAAAGTCAAAACAGCATTATCTAACAAAAATCATCCTCAACACAAACAAGCAAAGGGTATCATTAGTAGAATAAAAGACAGAGCAAAAGCTATGTTATCTAAAGCTAAGAAGAAAAAGTCTGAACCAAAGAAACAATCAAAGGCTGATGCAAACTTTTATGCAAGACAATTTGGTGGTAAGACTGAAGGTTTTGGTGGGGAACTCAAGGGTTCACAAAAGAAAAAATTTGAAAGAGCTAGAAAAGAAAACGCTGAACAACTAGGATATCAGCTTACTGGTAAAAGTGATGTTAACGAATCCGTAAATGAGAATAAGGGTAGAGAAATCGATAAAGTATATGGTGATTTCGAAGTTTTACTAAGAGACTTTGAAAAAGAGTTTATTAGTTTATCAGCTCAAGCAGGAAGAGTAAACGATAATAAGGCTGATGAGAGAATTTTGTTAAAAACACTTAAAAAACATATAGTTCCTCTTTACAGTATGGTTCGTTCTTGGAATAGGACTAGTAAGCGTGATTAAGTTAAAAGAATTACTAAACGAAAGAATGTCTAAGCGAGAAGCTGGTGAAATGTTAAAACAACTAGGTGGTAACAGATTTATTGCTATGACTGGTGCTAAGAATTTTGTAGTAGGGCCAAAGGGAGCTGGATTTAAAATTGGTAAAAATGCTAAGAACGTAAACTATGTAAGAATAGATTTAGATAGAGGTAAAGACTTATATGATATGTATTTTAATTTTGTATCTGTAAGAGGAGTTAAATTAAAATCAAAAGTAAAAGGTGTTTACGCTGACCAATTACAAGGAATGTTTACCAAACACACTGGTATGTATACTAGTTTGTAAAAAATTTAATAAGTATATATTTATATTAAAACAGAGGATTAGATATGTCTAAAAAAATTAAGTTAAAAGATTTATTAGAAGAAAATTTTAGTATTGTGGGTGGTGTCGTTTCACAAAGTCCATTTCACAATAACATGAGTTTATCTAAGATAGTAAAAGAGAAGTATGGTGATATTGGTGAAGATAAAATAGACGTAAAAGGTCTAACTACTGAACTAGCTCAGTATAATGATATAGGTGAAGCTATATTCGGTAAATCAAATATATCTAAAATCTCTGAAAAATTAAGTTGGATTGCTTCTCAAGCTAAATCTCACACTCTAAGTGAAACAGAAGATTGGTTTGATAAGATTACAGTCAACCGTAACATGAAAGAACTTACTGGTTTATCTAAACAATTTGGTAAGATTGCTCAAGAGTCTAAATCTTTACAACAAAGACTTGGAGCTCTATATGAAGATATGGGTAATATACTTGGTAGATATTATGAGATTGGTGAGAAACACATACCAGGTCATGATTCAGATGATATTGAAACTGCTGACATAGAAGAAAATGCATATGAAAAATTCTTTCAAGGTGCAATGAAAAAATTTGGTATTAGTTCACCAGATGAATTAGATGACGATAAGAAAAAAGAATTTTTTAATTATGTAGATAAAAACTACAAAGCAAAAAAAGAAACAGATTAGGGGGATACGTGATATACGTAAAGGTTTATAATAACAACATTGAAAAAGCATTAAGTAAATTTAAGAAAAAAGTCAAAGAATCAAAATTAATGGTAGAACTAAGAGAAAGAGAGTTCTACACTAAAAAATCTCTCAAACGTAAAGAAAAGATAGCTAAGGCTAAATTGAGACGAAAAAATCGTATCGAAAATTAATTTTTTATATATTTATATATACAAAAAACAAATACACTACGGTCTTTCCGACCATCTTGTAGTGTAATCATGAATGTAATTCTATTATAGTTCCTAATAACTATATTAATTCCAAACGGAGAAATAATAATGGATGATCTTTTAAAAGATGCCATTGCTGATGCTAAAGCTGTTCGTGAAACTGCTTTAGAAAATGCTAAAATCGCTCTAGAAGAAGCTTTTACTCCTAGACTACAATCTATGCTTTCTAAAAAGATTCAATCTGAAATCGAAGTTGACGAAGGTGAACACGAAGATGATGAAGATGTTGAAGAAAGAATGGATGACGAAGACGAAGTTGAAGAGAGATCTAAAATGCGTCGTGACGGTGATGAGATTGAAGATGACGGTATGCATGGAGATGACGAAGATAAAGTTGATGAAGAAGAGGAAGAAGAAGTTGAAGAGGGTATTATCGAAATCGATGGTGTAAAGTACGCTCCTGTAGTTTCTGAAGAAGATGACGAAGATGAAGTTGAAGAAGGAGAAGAAAGAGGCGAAGATGACGATGTGGATGAAGACCTTGACCTTGACGAAATTCTTAAAGAATTAGACGAGGAAGAAGACAAAGAAGAAGTCGATGAAATCGAAGAAGTTGACGAAGACGTTGATGAAATCGAAGAAAACGATGTATCTTCTGGTGTAGGTAAAGGTGATAATTCACATGACAAGAAATCTGGTGATTCTACTGATATAGGTAAAGCTGGTAAAGCTAAATTTGAATCTGTAGAAGCAATATCTGAAGAAGAAGATGATGAAGATAAAAAAGACGAATCTGTCGAAGAAGATATTGACCTAGAAGAAATTGTTAAAGCACTTTCTGAAGAAGAAGATGATGAAGAGGAAAAGAATGAAGTCGCTGAACTTCAGTCTGAACTCGATGAGCATCGCAATGTCGTAAAATACTTACGTTCCAAATTAAACGAAGTTAACCTGCTTAATGCAAAACTACTTTTCACAAATAAACTATTTCGTTCTTATGGTTTAAATAATGACCAGAAGATGAAAGTTGTGGAAACTTTTGATAGAGCACATAACTTACGTGAAGTTAAATTAGTTTATTCTACTTTAGCTGAATCATTTGGTTCGAAACAAACTAAAACTGAAATTAAAGAATCTAAAGGTTCGGCTTCTAAAGCTGTTGCCTCTACTAAGTCTGAAAAACAGGAAGTAATTTCTGAAGGACATGAGTTGAGAGACAGATTTAAGAAGTTGGCTGGTATTCTTTAATATTAATTGGAGAAATTATAATGTCAAATCATAAAAACCTCGGTGCAGTCGAGAAATTGATGGATGGATATAATCCTTACCGTCAAAGACAAGAGGAAACTCGCGGCTTGATTAAGAAGTGGGAACCTACCGGATTGTTAGAGGGAATTAGTGAGGAACAGAAAGTAAGCGGAATGGCTGTACTTCTTGAAAACCAGGCTCGTCAATTAATTGATGAATCTAGTCATACAGGTACTTCAGCTAATTCTGAAGAATGGAGTGGAGTTGCTCTACCATTGGTTAGAAAAATCTTTGGTGAGTTAGCTGCTCAAGAGTTCGTTTCTGTTCAACCTATGAACCTACCATCTGGTCTGATTTTCTATCTTGATTTCAAGTATGGAACAGCTCAGGCTGGAATGAATAGTGGTGACCAAGTATTTGGTATCACCTCAGGATCTGGTGACGCTAGTCAAGGTCTATATGGTGCTGGAAGAAGTGGATATTCTATCAACGACTTCATCACAGCTCCACAGGACATTTCTGCAACTTCAGCTTCTGCTACATGGGAAGATGTAGACTTTGAACCAGATTTATCTGCTTCAATCTCTTCTGGTGTAATTAAAGCAGTTGATGTTCCTTTGTCTGCTATGACTAATCCTGATAAAGAAGGTGCTAGAGCTTTTGAAATCACTGGCTCTAACATTAGTGCAGTTTACCCAGCATACACTAAGATATTAGACGGTGCAGCTGGAAACTCAGTAGCACCAGATTCTTCTGCAGCATCTCATGTTAGATTGCTTATAAAAGAATCAAGTGCTGGTGCATCTACATCAGGTTCTGTTAAGTATCATAAACAACCTACTGATGTCACTCGTGGTGATTTCGAAGCTACTTCAGCTCAAGTAGATGCAAATCCTGAAACGGATATTGATATACCTGAGATTGATATAGCTATGCGTTCAATCGCTATCGTTGCTAAGACTCGTAAGTTGAAAGCAGTATGGACTCCTGAGCTTGCTCAAGACCTTAATGCTTATCATAGTGTTGATGCTGAAGCAGAACTTACTTCACTATTAAGTGAGTACGTATCTATGGAAATCGATTTAGAAATCCTTGATATGTTACGTTTAAATGCAAATGCTAAGACCGAAAGATGGTCTGCAAGAGTTGGATATGAATACAGCGCTGCTGATAATCTATTCACAGAAAGCTCTACTAATGCATCTGCATACACTAAAGGTGAGTGGTTCCAGACTCTAGGTAATAAGATACAATCTGTATCTAACGCAATACATCAGAAGACTCTACGTGGTGGTGCAAACTTCATCGTAGTAAGTCCTGAAGTTGCTACTATCCTAGAATCTATTCCTGGATACGCTACTGATAGTAATGGTGATTCCAACAATAAACAATACGCAATGGGTGTTCAAAAAGCAGGTCTGTTGAATAACAGATTTACTGTATATAAGAACCCATACCAGTTCGAGAATGTAATTCTTGTCGGTTTCAGAGGAAGTAACTTCCTAGAAACTGGAGCTGTGTATGCTCCTTATGTACCATTAATCATGACACCTCTCGTGTACGATCCTAAGAACTTCACACCAAGAAAAGGTGTAATGACAAGATACGCTAAGAAGATTGTCAGACCTGAGTTCTATGGTAAAGTCATTGTTGGTGATGTAAACTTTGTTTAATAATCACTAGACTGTACTTTAGGTACGATATAAAAAAGGGGAAGTCTAACTTCCCCTTTTTTTATGCCCGTTATATTTATTATTGAATAATAGTAATTTTTTAGGAGAATAATAATGGCACAAGAACCAATTTGGGCAGGTAGTAGTACGTTTGCTGTAGGTCAAACTCCATATGGATTTTATGACAGCGATACGGAATTTTCAGGTTCTAGTAATCACTCTGTAGATAAATTTGCAGATTGGGCAGCTAGAAGATTGGGTTATCCAATAATGTCTGTTGAACTACAATCAGGTTCTTTTTATGCTTGTTATGAAGAATCTATATCAGAGTATTCAGCTCAAGTAAATCAATTTAACATAAAAGATAATTTATTAACTTTACAAGGACAACCCACTGGTTCAAATGTAACTCACAAAAAAGTTACACCAACTTTAGGTAGAACTATCAGTCTTTCTAAACAATATGGTACAGAAGTCGGAGTAGGTGGAAATGTAGATTGGAAAAAAGGTAGTATAAGTGTTACTAGTGGAAGTCAAGAATATGATTTAAATGCACTTTTTGCTGCAGTGTCAGAAAGTGGTAATGCTATTGAAATAAAAAGAGTTTATTATGAAGGAACTCCAGCAATGCAAAGATTCTTCGATCCATATGCAACAACAGGATATGGGACAATAAATATGGTAGAAGGTTTCGGATTTGGAAACAATTCACCTGCAGTATCATTTACGTTAATGCCTTTGTACGAAGATTTATTGAGAGTCCAAGCAATTGAGTTAAATGATTCTATAAGAAAATCAGCTTATTCTTTTACATTAGTAAATAATAAATTACGTATATTTCCAGATCCAGAAGAAGATAGTAGAATGTATTTTGACTATGTGGTTACTAATGATAGAGATAATCCATTACAAGCAGATTATGGTGCAACTACAAATGTAATATCTGATTTTTCAAATGTACCATATGATAATATGGAATTTAAATTTATAAACGATGTGGGTAAACAATGGATAAAAAAATACGGACTTGCTTTGTGTAAGGAATTATTGGGTATGATTAGGAGTAAGTATGGTGCAATACCAATACCTAACGCTGAAACAAGTCTAGACGGAGATACTTTAAGGTCAGAAGCTGCTGCAGAAAAAGAAACTCTTATTACACAACTTAGGGAAATGTTAGAACAGACAAGTAGAAAAGCTTTGTTAGAAGCAGACAAAGATGAAGCAGAGTTTTTACAAGAAAAACTACAAAAAGTTCCATATCCAATATACATAGGATAAAATAATGCCAAGTCGTTTCTATTCACAAAAAGATATAGATACATTTGATAAGTTTAACAAAGAACTTGTTGGTGATTTATATACTGAAAAAGATGGTATAATATACCAACCTGTAATTATATACAAAGTATCTGTTTATGATACTGAGGTAAATATGTATGGTGAAACCTCTAGTGGTAAGGTGTATAAACCAGGTGTTCAAGTTAGTGCTATAGTAGATGCAGAAGACCAAACAACTACAACAGATGAATTTGGTCCTGATTTACAACAGAATGCTGTGTTCTCTTTTGTAAGACAATCACTTGTTGATATTAGTTATGTGATAGAAATAGGTGATGTTGTAAATTGGAATAGTGGATATTGGGAAATATCTTCTATAAATGAAAATCAGTTAGTTGGTGGACAAACAGATTATAATCATTCAGTTGTATGTAATTCATTCTTAGTAAGGATATCAAATTTAAATATTGAACGTGTTAGGAGTGTTTAATGTCTAAGAAACCATTACCACGAAAAACAAGAGTTGTAAATCGTGGATATCAATACTCTAGAAAAAAAGAAGACAAGGTAAATAATATAACAGTTACCTTAAAAGATATAGACACTGCTGTCATATACTATGTTGAGAACATAATTCAACCATCTGTAGAAGATAATGGTGAAAATATAAAAGTTCCAATTGTATATGGTTCTATGGAAAGGTGGAAAGCAATAAAACGTGATGGTTTTCTAAGAGATAAAAAAAGACAAGCAATTACTCCAATTATAATGTTTAAGAGAAGTACAATTGATATGAATAAAGATATGCCGATAGATAAATTAGATGCAAATAATCCACATATATTTTATACGTTTGAAAAAAAATATTCTAGAGAAAACATATATGATAAGTTAAATGCTCAAATAGGAGTAATATCACAAAGACAATATTACAATGTATCAGTTCCTGATTATGTTGATTTAAATTATACTTTTACAATTTGGACATCTTACATTAAACAAATGAATCATGTGATAGAAAAATTTACATATGCAGACGGAGCTTATTGGGGTGATTCTCAAAAAATGAGATTTAAAACTAATATAGATAGTTTTGATGATGTTACAGAAATAGGAGATACGGAAAGAATAGTAAGAACAAATTTTAATCTTACTATGAAAGGATATCTGTTATCTGAAAGTGATAATGATAAAAAATCAACGACAAATAAATTTATAACACCTAAAAAGGTTGAGTTTTTTGAATCGGTAGAGCAGGAGTTATAATGGACAAACCATTACCAAGAAAACAAAGAGTTTTAAACAGAGGTTATTTATATTCTCGTAGTGGAGAAAATATAAAAAATCCTGAAGTAACTCTAATTGATATTGATAGTTCAATACTTTTTTATTTTGATAAAGTAATACAACCATCTGTAGAAGATAATGGTGAGAATGTAAAAGTTCCAATTATGTATGCTTCACCAGAAAGATGGAACTCTATAAAAAAACAAGGATTTATGAGAGATAAAAAAAGACAAGTGATAACACCTGTCGTTGTTTATCGAAGAACTTCTGTTACAAAAGACGAAACTGTTCCACAAGATAAGCTTGATGCAAACAATCCACATATGTTTTATACTTTTCAAAAGAAATTTTCACAAGAAAATAAATACGATAAGTTTTCACAACAAATAGGATTACTACCTCAGAGAGAATATTATAATGTAATGATGCCAGATTATGTGACTATCTCGTATGATTTTATAATATGGACAAGTTACATTGAACAGATGAACTCTATTGTAGAAAAAATTGTATATTCAGACGGAGCGTATTGGGGCGATCCTGAAAAGATGAGATTTAGAAGTAGTATTGATTCTTTTGAGGATGCAACTGAAATAGGAGATACTGAAAGATTAGTAAGAACAAACTTCTCCGTAACTCTTAGAGGATACTTATTACCAAAAGGTAACTTTGACCATAGGTCAACAACACAAAAATTCTTAACACCAAAGAAAGTAATTTTTGGAACAGAAACGGTTGATAATATAACAAAAAATATAGGCAAAAGTGGTCAGTTTCAAGAAGAGTTACCAGAAGAAACAACAATTAGTAGTGTTCCTAGTGTTGGTGATTTGGGTATAACTTTAACAAATCCAATAGTATTTAACGGTGGTACTGGTGTTACTTTGTCTGCAGATGGTGCAGAGTTTAATGGTGGTAGTAGAATAAATCAAACTATTTCGATAGGACAAGATGTATCTCCGACTTCAAATGTTGTATTTAATTCGGTTTCTGCTAGTTCATTTGTATTGGGAGATACTACTTTTAAAGATTCACAAATTACAGGTAGTATTACAATTAGTGATAGTTTAACAATAACTAATAATTTAACCGTAAATGGCAATACAACTGTTGATGGAACATTAACTGTTAGAGAATTACATACTGAATTTGTATCTGCATCCATAATATATGAAAGTGGTTCTACTCAATTTGGAGATACATCAGATGATACTCATCAATTTAGTGGTAGTGTTTTAATATCTGGTTCATTTAGTATAAATAATGATTCTGTGACAGAAATATCTGATGACACAACTTTATCAGATAATAGTAATACTGCTTTAGTTACAGAGAATGCTGTGAAAAGTTATGTAAACACAAACGTAATACAAGCAAATAGTTACCTTAGAAAACAATTTTTTAAAACTTCAAATAGTATAACAGTTCCATCTACTGCAAGTTTTAGTGCAGTTACTGCATCAGCACCGACTGGTCTTACAGCAACATCTAAAAATGATTTTGTTTTCTTTATTAATGGTCAATATATGGAACACGATGCATTGTCAATACAACAAGTTGGTTCAACTTTTAAATTAATAGTAAACAATGATAGTATAGGTTACGACTTAGAAACAGATGACGAAATACTAGCTATTGGTAAATTTAATTCGTAGGTAGGTTATGGCTAATATTGCACGTGAACCTTTGACAATAATACAAGGTCTTGGAGTAACAGTAACTCCAAATAATAAAGCAGTTTTTGGACAAACAAGTCCGTCTGAACAAATTACTATTTCAATAGGAAATGATGTTTCTACAACTGGTAATGTAGTGTTCAATCAGCTAACACCTACTAATGAAATTTTAACAATAAATAGTTTTATAATTTCAGAGGGTGGGTTTACCGGTTCTATAAACTTACAAGGTAGTATCATTACACCATTATTAACTATAAGTGGAAGTTTTAATTCAAAAGGAATAACAAAAGCAGAAAAAATAGAATCACAATTATCTCAGTCTGTCACTATTTTTGAAAGTGGTTCTACTCAATTTGGAGATACTGCTGATGATAATCACACAATAACTGGTAGTTTTTTAACATCAGGTTCTTTTTCTTTAAACAATTATAACGTTGTGGGATTGTCTGATGATATATTTTTATCAGTTGGTAGGTCAACACATTTAGCAACAGAATCTGGTAGTAAAAAATATATTGATGATTTGGATTCTATTGCTAAACAACAATACGTTAGAAAATGTTTTGCACATACAGGTAGTTTTGTTGATTCAGATACATTTACGTTCAATGCAGTTACTGCGTCTGCACCAACTGTTTACACTTCTACTAGAGTAGATGATTTTATGTTTTTTGTAAATGGACAATTAATGGAAAGTGATGCACTAACAATACAACAACAAGGTTCAACATTAAGACTTGATATAAATTCTGATAATATTGGATATGATTTAACAAGTGATGATGAAATTGTAGGTTGGGGTAAATTTAATTCGTAGTTCCACTTTTCTTTTACTACTTCTTGATATTTATAAGTATGAGAAAAAGACATTGGAAAGATAGAAAGAATAGAAAGTGTCCTACATGCACTAGGATATTAACCTATTCTAGAAAGGATTCCTTTGACAGAGCAGTTGGTAATAATACCGTTTGTAAATCCTGTGCACAAATGGACAGACAAGTAACAATGGAAACTATTCAAAAGATGAAACAACCAAAATCTGTAGAACATAAACAGAAAATTTCTATTGGACAATACAAAAGGTCATATGATAGATATTTATTAGAAGTACCAAAACCAGATTTGTCTTTTCATGAATTTGTAAAGGCAAGAAAAAAAGGATATAAATGGCAATTTTAAAGAGTAAACAACTAAATCCTAACCTTACAGGTTCATTTGTCCTATCTGGTTCTAACCAGTCCCTAATCGGTACAACTACAATTGAAGGTACAACTACTGTTAGTGGTTCTCTAACCCTAAAAGGTCCTTCGGTTGATTTAAACATACGACAAAATGATAATACGAATATAGTTAGATTACTTACTACTACAGGTGGAACATCAGGATTACAATTATATGATAACTTTTATCATACTGCTCAAAAAACAGTTGATTTAAATTCAAGTGACCAAAATGCTTTAACAATTAGTTCTGGTAGTATTAATATATTTACTGTTGATAGAGATAACGTAAAAATAAGTGGCTCATCAGTATCTACAGGTTCATTTGGTAGAGTAGAGACTAGTGGTGATGTTAACGCTAGTGGGAGAATTTTTGAACAAGGAACATCGGTAATAGACCATGCAACAGCAATGGCTATCGTGTTTGGAGGATAATAATGGCTAATACTTTTAAAAACGCAGGGGTAGCAGTTACAGATAGTGCAACAACTATATACACTGCACCTGGTGGTACAACAGGAGTTATTCATGCAGTCTACATCAGTAATGTAGATGGAACGAATGATGCAACAATAGATTTGTTTGTAACTGATACAAGTGCTGGTTCTGATTTTTATATTATGAAAACAGTAGATGTACCAGCAGATTCAACTCTTGTTATTGAGAAACCTATTAATTTAGAAGCTGGTGATATACTGAAAGCTACTGCTTCAGCAAATGGTGATTTACAGGCTTTTGCGAGTGTATTGGAAATAACATAATATGGCAAACCTAAAATACATAGGTAAAAATATTTTAAACCACACCCTTGAAATAAAAAAGGGTGATGTTAGTGGTTCATCAACCTCAACTGGTTCGTTTGGTTCAGTTCACGCAGAAAGTATATATCTAAATGATAATGATAGAATCAATATGGGTGATAATGATGATTTACAAATTTTTCACCTTAGTAGTGGAAATGGCATTATCCAGAATGCTGGTTCTGGTCAACTACAATTAAGAGGCGATACTATTAGATTATTAAATGCCGCAACAACCAAAGACTTTGCATTTTTTAATAATGGTGGTAGTGTCGATTTATACTATGACAATAATAAAAAGTTCGAAACAACCGCAGATGGTATTGCTATTACGGGTAGTGTTGATATTTCAGGAAGTGTATATCTAAATGATGGAGAGAAATTATACGCTGGTGATGGTAACGATTTAGAAATATTTCATAGTGGTGTAACCGGTAATATCAAAAACACCACAGGTACTTTAATTTTACAAGGTAGTAATATTAGGTTACAAGATGGTGGTTCATCTCAAACCGCATTATCAACTGCTGATGGTATTGCTACACTTTACCATCTAAACTCAGAGGTATTATCAACAACGGCAGATGGTATTTCTATAACTGGAAACATAACAGGTTCATCAACCTCAACAGGTTCGTTTGGTAAAGTCACAATTTCAGAATTATCTAATTCCGATTTAAAATCTGTTTCATCTTCGATATCAACAAGATTAACAACTGCTGAAACGGAGTTGGGTAACACCTTAATCAGTTCATCTGCACAAATAGCCGATGATATCAGCGGTTCGTTTACATCAACAAGTTCATCACTTGCTAGTAGAATAACAACAGAAGAAGGAAATGTAGATACTTTACAAGCTAGAAATTTAATAGCTGGTACAGGTTTAACAGGTGGTGGAACATTAACTTCCGATAGAACTTTTAACGTAGTCGGTGGAACTGGTATTACAGCAAATGCAAATGATATAGAAATAGATTTTTCAGATTCCACTTTACAAACCACAATTAGTGGTTCAGTTACTTCGTTAAGTTCTTCATTAGCTGGTAGAATTACTACAGAAGAAGGAAATGTAGATACTTTACAAGCTAGAGATTTAATAGCAGGAGCTGGTTTAACAGGTGGTGGAACATTAGCTTCTGATAGAACTTTTAATGTTGGTGCTGGAACTGGTGTTACTGTAAATGCTAACGATGTAGCAATTGGTCAAGATGTAGCAACAACATCAAAACCATTATTTGCTGCTATATCTTCGAGTGGAGATATAAGTGGTTCATCAACCTCAACAGGTTCGTTTGGTTCAGTTCACGCAGAAAGTATATATCTAAATGATGGAGAGAAATTATACGCTGGTGATGGTAACGATTTAGA